CCCTACTGGGAGCCGACGCCGTTCCCGATCGAGCTCAAGCAGTAGCCGGCGTTCTGCAGAAGACCTGACGAGAACCAGTCCGGCGGGAGCAGTCGCCCGCCCCGCGCGTGCGCGGCATTCGCCCTGCTTGCGAATATCCCGAATTCGCCCGCGACCCCGCCCGCAGCCTCCAGCAACCGCCACCCCTGTATCCGACGCGGAAGCATCGCCTCCCGCGCCGCCCGAGCCGCGCCTTGCCGAAGCCACCGCGGGCGGCAGCGCGCTCCACGCCCGGAAATCCCGCGAAGCCACCCCGAGCCACCACAGAAGGAAAGCTCATGCAGCCTGACAACCACCTCGAGACCAAGATCGCCGAAACGGCCCCCGACCCGCGCCAGGCCTTCGCCGAGTACATGCGCGCCTTCGAGGCCTACAAGGCCGAAAACGAGCGCCGCCTCGCCGAGATCGAGACGCGCGGCGCCGCCGACGTCGTCACCACCGACCACATCGCCCGCCTCGACCGCGCCCTGGACGACACGCGCCGGCGGCTCGACGAGATGGCGCTCAAATCCGCCCGGCCCCACCTCGGCCCGGCGCCCCGGAGCCACACCCAGACACAGCACAAGTCCGCCTTCGAGTCCTACATCAGGAAGGGCGAGGCCGCCGGCCTCCACGATCTCGAGCAGAAGGCCCTCTCGGTCGGCTCCAATCCCGACGGCGGCTATCTCGTGCCGGCCGAGACCGAGACCACGGTCAACACGGCGCTGCGCGACATCTCGCCCATTCGCGCCATCGCCGGCGTGCGCCAGGTATCGGGCTCGGTCTACAAGCGGCCCTTCTCGCTGACGGGTCCCGGCACGGGCTGGGTCGGCGAGACCGCAGCGCGGCCCGAAACCTCGACGCCGACGCTCACCGAGCTCTCCTTCCCGACCATGGAGCTCTACGCCATGCCGGCCGCGACCTCGGCGCTGCTTGACGACGCTGCCGTCAACATCGACGAGTGGATCGCGGAAGAGGTGCGCGTCGCCTTCGCCGAGCAGGAGGGCACCGCCTTCGTCACCGGCAACGGCACCAACAGGCCGAAGGGCTTCCTCGCCTATCCGACCGTCGCCAACGCCTCCTGGACGTGGGGCAACGTCGGCTTCGTCACGACGGGAGCCGCCGGCGCCTTCCCGGCTGCAAACCCGACCGACAAGCTGATCGACCTCGCCTACTCGCTGAAGAGCAGCTATCGCGCGAATGCGCATTTCGTCATGAGCCGCGCGACGCAGGCCCAGATCCGCAAGTTCAAGGACGCCGACGGCAACTACATCTGGCAGCCTTCCGTCAGGCCCGGCGAGATGCCGACGCTGCTCGGTCATCCGGTCGCCGAGTCGGAGGACATGCCGGCGATTGCCGCCGACAGCTTCTCGATCGCTTTCGGCGATTTCCGCCGCGGCTATCTCATCGTCGACCGCGTCGGCATCCGCATCCTGCGCGATCCCTACTCATCGAAGCCCTATGTGCTCTTCTACACGACGAAGCGCGTTGGCGGCGGCATTCAGGACTTCAACGCCATCAAGCTTCTGAAGTTCGCCGTCTGACGCCGCAGGAAGGCGAACCCAAAGCGCGGGGAGGAGGAAAGCGGAATTTCGGCAGGCGCTTTTCCGACCCTCCTCCCATTTCTCAACTCGCTGTTCGCCCCATTTGCCTTCCTCTCAACCCGAGAGCCCCAACCCCATGTCCCTCGTCATGACGAGCGGGCCCGCGCTCGAGCCGGTGTCCCTGGCCGAGGCGAAGGCCCACCTGCGTATCGACGGCACGGCCGAGGACAGTCTGATCCAGAGCCTCGTCATCACCTCGCGCCTCCACATCGAGGCGGCCCTCGGCCTTGCACTGATCCGGCAGAGCTGGACCTTGTTTCTCGATCGCTGGCCCCGCTCGAGCCGCATCATCATGCCGTTGAGGCCCATCTCAGACGTGGATCACGTCCGCGTCTGGGATGCGGCCGGCACGAGCCAGCTGCTCGATCCGGCCACTTTCATCCTCGACGGCCAGGGCTTGCCGCCGCGGCTCGCCGCCATCTCAGGCCAGGCGCTGCCTGAGCCGGGCCGTGCCGTCAACGGCATCGAGATTGCCTTCATTGCAGGCTATGGCCCAGCCGCTGCCGATGTGCCGAGCCCGATCCGCCATGCGCTGCTGCTGCTCGTGGCCCATTGGCACGAGCATCGCGAGCCGGTCGAGATCGGTGCCGGCGTCAACGCCGTGCCTGCCATGGTCTCGGAGCTGCTGATGCCCTACCGCCGGAGGCGCATCGCATGACGAGCCGCATCGGCGAATTGCGCCATCGCATCGTGCTCGAGGCGCCGGTGCGCACCGCGGACGGTGGCGGCGGTGCCACGGTGTCGTGGATGCTCGTTGCGGAGACCTGGGCGGCGATCCGCCCCGTTGGCGGCAGCGAGAGCGTCGTTGCCGAGCAGATCGCCGGTCGCGTCTCGCATGTGATCGAGCTGCGCCATCGCAGTGGCGTCGAGCCGCGCATGCGCATTCGCCGCGAGGCACGCACGTTCGAGATCCTTGCCGTTCTTGATGTCGATGAGCGTCGGCGGCGGTTGCGCTGCCTCTGCAGGGAGGAGCTTTTGTGAGCCCTTTTGTCAAGTTTCTGCTGCCCATTCTCGAGCGGCTTGCGATCGCGGCCGTTCTGAAGCGAAGCGGGCGTCCCACTGCCGTCAATCGGGAAGGGACTGGCGAGGCCCGCAAAGCTGCCCGTTCTGAAACAGCGCCCGATCCCAACTCTGCACCCAGTGGAGGCTAGCTATGCCGAGTGCAAGCTGGTCGCTGCAGAAATCCATCTACGCGGTGCTCGCCGTGGATGGCCCGCTTCTCGCTCTGCTCGGCGCGCCGCGCATTTTCGATGATGTGCCGCAGCGCGCCGAGTTTCCCTATGTGACGCTCGGCCAATCGGTCGTGCGCGACTGGAGCACGGGCGGCGGCCCCGGCGAGGAGCACCTCGTCACGCTGCACGTATGGTCGCGTGCCGAAGGGCGCCGGGAGGTGCACGAGATCATGGGTGCCATCCGCGCGGCACTGCATGACCAGGCGCTGGCGCTCGAGGGCCACCACCTCGTCAACCTGCGCTACGAGCTCTCGGAAAGCCGCCGCGAGCCTGACGGCGAGACGTGCCACGGCATCGTGCGGCTGCGCGCAGCTACCGAGCCTGCAACATAGGCGTGAGCCAACTGAGAAGATCGGGTTGCGGATGGCGCGTAGCAACGTTGACCCGTTTTCACTCGACGCAAAGGCAACCCTGACTGCGCCGATGTTTGCGCCCAAGCGGAACTCGTGCAGCCTGCGCCTCGGATCGTCATCCCGGCGCAGGCCTGGACCCAGTCGGGGCGAGGCCCGGCGCCGACGTCGAGGCGCATTTCCGCAAAAACCGCGCCAGCACCATTGCCCTCTGGGTCCCGGCCGCAGCCTGCCCCGCCCGCGAGCCGGAACCGCAACGATGGTTCGCGGCTGCTTCGCTTCAGGCTGAGGCATCGGGGTCATCGGGTAGGCAATTGGCCCAGTTCTCCCCTTGGCGCGGTGCCTTTTTCTCTGGTCTCCATCCTCTGCTTGCAATTCGCCACTCGCTTCCCAGCATCACGGAGAGAAAATGCCCGCCCAGAAAGGCAAAGACCTGCTCTTGAAGGTCGATCCGGCCGGAACCGGCACTTTCACCACCGTCGCCGGCTTGCGCTCGCGCGCCTTGAGTTTCAACACCGAGCCGGTCGACATCACGCATTCGGAGTCTGCCGGCCGCTGGCGCGAGCTCTTGTCCGGCGCCGGCGCCAAGACCGCGCGCGTCACCGGCGCCGGCATCTTCAAGGATGCGGCCTCCGACGAGATCGTGCGCGCCGCCGTCTTCGACGGTGCCATTCACGCCTGGCAGATCGTCATTCCCGATTTCGGCACCGTCACCGGGCCGTTCCAGATCACCGCGTTCGAGCTTTCGGGCCGCCACGACGGCGAGGTCGCATTCGAGCTTGCCCTCGAGTCCGCCGGCGAGCTCGTCTTCGCAGCCGCCTGATCGACACGGTCACCCCAGTCAAAAACCTTGCCTCAACGAGCCACCCATGCCCAATCTCCACCGTGGCGAGATCGAAGCCTGCCTCGACGGCGAGCCGCGCACGCTCTGCCTCACGCTCGGCGCACTTGCCGAGCTCGAGGCCACCTTCGGCGACGAGGACATGCTCGCGCTTGCGACCCGCTTTGCCGCCGGCCGCCTGGCTGCGCGCGACGCCATCCGCATCATCGGCGCGGGCCTCAGGGGCGCGGGCCATGATGTCGCCGACGGGGCCGTTGCCCGCATGCGCACCGACAAGGGCGCTGCAGGTTTCGTTGACATCGTCGCCCGCCTGCTCGCCGCCACGTTTGGAGCTGCTGCGGGCGCCGCCACTGCCGAGGCAGCCGGGGACACCGCGAGCGGGCCGCGCGTGGAGGGCGCCGGCCCCGACCCTTTCCCTGGGACGAGGTGATGGCGCTCGGTCTCGGCGTGCTGCGCCTCTCGCCGACCGAGTTCTGGGCCATGACGCCGCGCGAGCTCGCGGCCGCGCTGCGCGGCGCCCTCGGCCGCCTCATCCCCGGCCCGGCGATCGACCGCGCCGGCCTCGCCCGGCTGATGTCGCGGTTTCCCGACGAGCCGCGCGCCGGCGCGATCTCGTGAGCAGGCCTCTCGCCGGCCATCATTCAGCTTCTGGGCAATAGCGAGCCAAATGGAAAACGAAACATCGCCCCTGTCGTCGAACGCGGGGCTCTACGCTGCCGGCGAAGCCAGCTCCGAGTTCGCGAAGCTCGCTGCCGCCCACGATCGTCTCAATGGCGAGCTGATGAAGTCGATCCAATTCAGCGAGCGGTTCGGCCGCTCGCTGACAAAGGCCTTTGTTTCGCTCGCCATTGAAGGACGCAATGTCGGCGATGTCGTCCGCTCGCTGGGCGCAAGCCTGTCGAAGCTCGCGCTTGCCACCGCCTTCAAGCCGCTCGAGACGGCCCTTGGCGGCGTCCTGCAGAACCTCGTCACCAGCGGCGTCTCCGGCATCTCGGCTTCGCTTGCGGGCGGCTTTGCGGCGCCCTTCACCACGGCTGGCAACATCGCAGCGCCTCTCGATTTTCCTTTCGCCGCGGCCGCCGGTTTCGTCGGCGACGGCGGCGGACTTGCGCCGGGTGCCTTTGGTCTTGGCCAAGCGGGCGGCATCGCCGTCAACTTCAACGTGACGACGCCCGATGCCGAGAGCTTCCGCCGCTCCGAGACCCAGCTTGCCGCCATGCTGACCCGCGCCGTCGGCCTCGGGCAGCGCAACCTCTAACGGGCCGCCGAGAGCCCTGCCGGCCGGCGCGGATAACGCGCTGCCGCCTGCGCCCGAACCCGCGAGCCTCCCCATGTCCTTTCACGAAATCCGCTTTCCGACCGAGATCTCCCGCGGCTCGACGGGTGGGCCCGAGCGGCGCACCGACGTCGTCGTGCTCGGCTCCGGCCATGAGCAGCGCAACGCGCGCTGGGCCGACGCGCGCCGCAGCTACAATGCTGGCTACGGCCTGCGCTCGCTCGACGACCTCCATGCTGCGATCGCGTTCTTCGAGGAGCGGCGCGGCCGCCTCTACGGCTTCCGCTGGAAGGACCACGCCGACTGGAAATCGTGCCCGCCCGGCTCGGCGCCGACGCCGCTCGACCAGGTGCTCGGCACAGGCGACGGCAGCCGGTCCGTCTTCCAGCTCGTCAAACGCTATGGCGGCGCGTTTGCGCCCTACGATCGCGTCATCGCCAAGCCGGTGGCCGGCAGCGTCCGCATCGCTGTCGCCGGGCTCGAGGCCCCCGCCCCGGCATTCGCAGTGGACCCCACGCGCGGCCTCGTCACGTTCAACGCCGGCCACATCCCGCCGGCAGGTGCCAGCGTCACGGCCGGCTTCGAGTTCGACGTCCCCGTCCGTTTCGATACCGACAGGCTCGAGATCAACATCACCGGCTTTCGCCACGGCGCCATTCCGGCGATTCCGGTCGTCGAGGTTCGGGTCGCGTGAGGAGAGAGCGAGTAGCGAACAGCCAATGCGTCTTGGCGATTGTCGCCTGCGGCGACCATCTCCGCCTGTTGTCCATTTCCTGCTCGCTACTCCCTATTCCCTACCCGCCATTCGCCATTCTCCATTTGCGATTCGCTCCCCATGAAATCCCTGCCAGCCTCGCTGCAATCCAGCCTTGCCACTGGCGCCACCACGCTCTGCTGGTGCTGGCGCATCACCCGCCGCTCGGGCGAGCGCCTTGGTTTCACGGACCACGACCGCGATATCGAGTTCGACGGCACGCGCTTCGAGGCCGCCTCGGGTCTCGATGCGAGCGAGATCCGCTCGAGCGTCGGCCTCGCGGTCGACAATCTCGAGGTGGCGAGCGCGCTCTCCTCGGATCACCTGTCGGAGGCGGCGCTTGCCGCCGGCGACTTCGACGAGGCGGCCATCGAGATCTTCCGCGTCGACTGGACGCTGCCCGAGGCGCGCGTGCTCATGCGGGCGGGCTCGCTCGGCGAGGTGCGTCGCGCCGGCAGCGGCTTTTCCGCCGAGGTGCGCGGCCTCGCTCACTACCTCGGCCAACCGAAGGGGCGCATCTTCCAGCGCTCCTGCGATGCCGACCTCGGTGACGCACGCTGCGGTGTCGGCCTCACCGACCCCGCCTTTCGCGGCGCTGGCAGCGTGCTTGCCGCGTCGACCGACCGGCTCTTCGCCACGACGGCCCTCGCGGCCTTCGCCGACGGCTGGTTCACGCGTGGCCTTGTCACCTTCACGGGCGGCGCCAATGCCGGCCGTTCGGGCGAGGTCAAGCGGCATGCCCGCCAGGGTGCCACCGCTACGATCGAGCTCTGGCAGGCGCCGGGCGCACCGATCGCGGCGGGCGATTCCTTCGTCGTCACGGCGGGCTGCGACAAGCAGCTCGCGACCTGCCAGGCGAAATTCGCCAATGCCGTGAACTTTCGTGGCTTCCCGCACATGCCGGGCAATGATTTCCTCGCCTCGCCACGAGGGAGGCAGTAGGCCTTGGGTGTTGTGGGTTCCCAGGCGGTGATCTGAAGTCGCTTCGCTGCTCCGTGGCGGTACTGTCGGCTCTGCCACAGGTCTCCGCTTGCAGGCCATCCCTTGCGATTGCCCATTGCCCGACCGCTATTCGCTCCTTGTCCTCAGAATGCCCCACACCCACGTCTCCCGCGCCGAAATCCTCCGTCTCGCGCGCCAGTGGATCGGCACGCCCTACCATCATCAGGCGAGCCGGCTCGGGGCGGGCGTCGATTGCGTCGGCCTCGTGCGCGGCATCTGGCGCGAGCTCTACGGCAGCGAGGCTGAGGCGGCAGGCGGCTACAGCCGCGACTGGGCCGAGGCCACGGGCGA